GCAAGCGCAAGTGCTGCTTTCAATGACTACGCCAAGGTTCAGTCTATATTAAGCGTAAATTCAGAAGTTTACGAAGATATTCCTGATTTTGCTGCTGGTCTTGTTTCTCAAATGCAAATTGCAATGCGTAAATTTGTTGACGATGAAATCCTTTCTGGCGATGGAACTAATGTTAATGACATTAAACACATCAACGGTATTGATTTATCTGCAACAGAGTTTGTTCCTGCTACTTTTGCTGAAACAGTTTACAAAGCAAATCTTGCAAATTTGATTGGAGCTATCAAAACTGATGTTAAAATAAAAGGAAAAAACAAATACGCTATCAATATGGTTTTTGTAAATCCTATGGATTTGTTCCGTTTAGAAAACGAAAAAGATGTAAACGGACAACCATTGGTATTGAAAAATGCTTTTGGAATGCCTACTATTGGTGGTGTAGTTGTTGTTGATACTGACAAAGTAGCCGAAAACACATTACGTGCTTTGGATATGAATGTAGCTGAATTGCGTACTAAACGTGCTATGCAATTGAAAATGGGTCAATTCTTGGCTAATGATGTTGTAAACGACAAGCAATCAGCGATGTTAATTGCTCGCTATCAGTTGCTTATTCGTAACGCTGACAAAGTAGCTGTAGTTAAGGTTTCTGACATTGCAACCGCTTTGCAGACTATCGAAAAACCTGCTGTCCCAGTTGGTAATAACTAAAAATAAAAAAGGGGTATCGTGAAATGCGATACCCCTAATATAAAAATAACAATTAAAAAATAAGCAAAATGAAAAAGTATTTAATGTTAGTAGTAATGTTGTTTTCGTTCATAGCAATGGAAGCACAAGTAGCAACTTCAATAGTAACCGCACCTGCAACAGCCGTTTCGCTGACAAGCCCTACTGCAACTGCAAG